GTGTACTTTTTCTGGCAGCACCAGCGTGACGCGCTGATCGCTGAAGCGAAACGCCGCGACATGACGTACTGCGTGCTCGACGGCGATGCTACTGACACCCAGCGCATTGCCATGGTCAACGCGTACCAGCGCGGCGAGTACGACGTCATGTTTGCCCATCCGGCCAGCGCTGCCCATGGCTTGACCTTGACCAAGGGCACTTCGACCATTTGGTCCGGTCCGACCTACAACCTGGAGTGGTTCAAGCAGGGCAACAAGCGCCAGGCGCGCATTGGCCAGACGGAGAAGACGGAAATCGTCGTCTGCATGGCCAAGGACACCATCGAAGAGAAGGTCTACAACGACATCCTCATGCCCAAGGACATGCGCATGGGGAACTTGCTCAACATGTTTGCGAGCTGGTGATGGACCCCAGCAACTACGTCGCGCAGTTCAAGCAGCTCGTCGATGGCGCAGGTATCGACGTCAGCTGCAACTCAATACTGCTACGCGAAGTCGCCGCCATTGCCGAGTGGTATTGCTATCGCGAGCGGTACGTGAAGGTCAGCGACGGGTTCTACATGATCGTGATTCCGCTCAGCGACGCCCGCAAGCTCGTCGAGCTGGCCGAAAAGAACATCGTTGAAGCGGTCTTCAAAGCGCTCGCGCCATGAGACTGGTCAACCTTCGCGCCGGCTGGATGTCCGAGGGGATGTTCATCACGATCCTGGCGGCCAATAAGCCTGTGGATGACAAGTGCATGGCGTCCTACTACGGGCTCTACCCCGGCGACAAACACTACGCCCAGCTTCAGCGCCCGAACAAGTTCACTCGCGTGGTGTTGATGAAGCCCACTGGCAAGTTCGTGATCGTGCCTCTCACCCCGCTGGTTACCCAGCTTCCTTCTGATCCTTCGGACAACACATGAGCTGGGCATCCGCCATTGCACGCCCCATCACGAAACGGCACGTCTTCACGCCACCCGTGCCGGCGTTTGCCGGCCGGCCGGACTTCGAGCGCGAGAAGGTGGACTGGGCTTACCTGGTCAGCATCGACTTCGAGACGTTCTACGACTCGGACTACACGCTGTCCAAGCTCAGCACCAGCGAGTACATCCGCGACGAACGCTTCGAGGCGTTGATGATGGGCGTGCGGGTTGGGCGCGGCAAGCGCGTCGTGATTCCCGGCCCCAAGATCGCCGCGTTCCTGAAGAAGATCGACTGGAAGCGCTATTCACTGCTGTGCCACAACACACAGTTCGATGGCTTCATCCTTTCGCACCGCTATGGCGTGGTGCCCAAGCGCTACTACTGCTCACTGTCCATGGCCCGCGGCCTGCACAGCAATGAGATTGGCGCTGGCCTCGAAGAGGTCTCACTGCACTATGGGCGCACCGGCAAGCTCAAAGGCGCGCTGGAATCCATGAAGGGCAAGCGCTACAAGGACTTGGTCAAGGAAGGGCTGTACGACCAGGGCGCTGAGTATTGCGGCGTGGACGTCGATGAGATGTACGAGGTCTTCAAGCTGATGCTGGAAGACATGCCCCGCGATGAGATGGACTTGATCCACCTGACGTGCCGCATGTTCTGCGAGCCAGTGCTGCGTGTGGACATTCCGCGTGTCGAGAAGGAGTTGGCTCGCGAGCTGGAGCACCGGCGCGGGCTGCTGACCTCGCTCATCGACACCCCGCTCTACGCCGACGACGTCAAGCTCACCAAAGCCGAGAAGCTGGCCGCCCTCGAAGGCACTGAGGCTCGCGTCATGCTGATCACCAAGAAGGTGGTTGGCAGCAACGAGAAATTCGCTGATCTGCTGCGTCACGAGGGCATCGAGCCGCCGGTCAAGATCAGCCCGGCCTGGATGAAGAAGCCGTCGGCTGAACGCAAAGACGAAGACAAGTGGGCCTATGCGTTCGCCAAGGACGATCTGGACTTCGTGAACTTGCCCGATGATGTAGAAGCACTATCTGTCGGGCTCGACCTGAACAAGAAGGTCGACGTCAAGAAACTGGCCGCGCGCCAAGCCCGGCTGCGTGCGTTGGTGGATTGCCGCCTGGCGGTCAAGTCCACCACCAACATCACGCGGGCGCAGCGCTTCCTTACGGCCGGCGCCAACGGCATGCCGCTGCCCATGGGCTATGCCTACTTTCGGGCACATACCGGGCGTTGGGGTGGCAACAACAAGATGAACATGCAGAACCTCACCCGCGGTGGGGAGCTGCGCCAGTCGATTCTGGCTGCTGCGGGCCACGTCATCTGCGTGGCCGACTCGGGCCAGATCGAAGCTCGCGTCAATGGCTGGCTGTGGGGCCAACACGACCTCATGGATGCGTTCCGTGCGTCCGATACGTGGGACAAGGCCAAGGGCGTCGCACGTGGTGATGACCGTGACGCCTACTGCAAGTTCGCCGACCTGGTCTACGGCCGTGAAGTCACGACCGAAGACAAGACCGAGCGCTTCGTCGGCAAGGTCTGCGTGTTGGGCCTGGGCTTCCAGATGGGCGCCCCGAAGCTACAGATGACGCTGGCCAAAGGTGCGCTTGGCGGCCCGCCGGTGTTCTTCACACTGGACCAGTGCCAGCGGATCATCAACGCGTATCGCCGCAAGAACAACCGCATCCAAGCCGGCTGGGAAATCTGCAAAGGCATTATCGAAGATATGGCCGTCGGGCGCACTGGCAGCCACGGCCCGCTCAGTTGGGAAGCCAATACGATCTGGCTGCCCAACGGCATGTCGCTCAAATACCCCGATCTGCGCAGGCGGCAGAACGACAAGGGCTGGGACGAATGGACGTACCAATCTGGCGACCAGCGCAAGAAGCTCTACGGCGGGCTGCTCTGCGAGAACATCGTGCAGGCCCTGGCCCGCATCATCGTCGGCAAACAGATGCTGTTGATTGACCAGAAACACCGCGTCGTACTGACCACGCATGACGAGGTCGGCACGCACGTGAAGGCCAAGCTCGGCTCGGCCGCGACGGCGTTCATGCTCAAGATCATGAAGACACCGCTGGAGTGGTGCAAGGACATTCCGTTGAATGCCGAAGGCGGCTTCGATGTCAACTACAGCAAGTGATCCACTGCTGTTCGCGCCATACCCAACGCTGTGTCCATGGTTCACAGTCATCAGTGTGCGGTTTGCATACGCAAGTCGCATCCAGATTGAGCATAGCGGCGCGAAAGAGTCATTCGACGTGAGCGCCCATGAGTTGGAAACGCAGTTCGCTTCTGTGTTCACCCGCGCACTGAAGATCAAACACGCCATGATCACAGCCGAAAAGGTGGCAAACGCTCTGGCCTACGACACCAAGCCTGACTCTGTTCAAAACGATGAATGCTAAGCCCGATCATCCTGTGCGCGTACGGCCTGAGTTCATCATGCTGCGCCAGCTCGCACGCAATCCTGATCGTTTTGGCGTCAAGCTGCGTGGCAGCGACATCACCGCAGGCGGCACGTTCTGGCAGAACCATGCAGCCAAGTGGGTCTACGGCACCACGGCTCAGGAAGCACTCGACTCTGCGCTTGTGCATCTGGTTTCTCAAGCCCTCCACGGAGACTGACATGGCTCTCAAGATCGAAGACCACGAGCACTTCGCCAAGGTGGTGGAGTTCGCCATCGCCAACAAGTGCTACGACAAGCTCATGGAGCGTCTGGACTACCTGGGCCACTACAGCGATCAGGCCACGACTTGCCATCTGTATCGCGACCATGCGCCGCACAGCTTCGCGTTCGCCATGAAGCGCCATGGCTCGCAGTTCTGGTTCAACGGCGGCCTCATCTACTCCGGCCCCGGGCAGCGTCTGGACGGCGGCGGTCCGGCCTTCACGGTGAGCATCGGTCCGGGCGATCCCGGCCATGGCTGGAGCGTTCATACGTAACACGAAGCGTTGCACTTTGTGCTAGCTTCGTAGTACGATCCAACTTCGATCTAGGAGAACCACACGTGAATGCTACCGACGCGCCGGCCAAGCCGTTGCGCAAGATCAAGGGCATCGGCCCCGCCATCGACGAACTGTTCGAGCTGCGCTCCAAGAAGCAAGAGCTGGAGAAGCAGATCAAGGACATCGAAGCCGACTATGGCGAAATCGAAGAAGCCCTGCTGGCCAAGCTCAAGGCCGAGGGCACCGACAAGGGTGCCGGCAAACGCGCCAGCGCCTCGGTTACGAAGACGGTCGTGGGCAACCTGGCCGACGCCGACAAGTTCTTCGCCTACGTGAAGAAGACCGGCTACTTCCATCTGCTCCAGCGCCGCCTGTCTGACCCGGCCATTCGCGAACTGCTGGCTTCCAAAGGCTCCATCCCTGGCGTGACCACTTTCGACAAGGTCCGCCTCAACCTCCGCGTCCTCTCGGGCGCATGAAAGCAACCATGGCCACCAAACCTGCCGCCAAGTCCGCCGCCCTGAAGAAGACCCCCACCGTCGCATCCACTGCTGTCGCCGTCAAGAAGCCCGTCGCGGGCAATGTTGCCTCCATCCAGGAAGCCCTGCGCGCCCAGGTCGCCGGTCTCGGCGGCCGCATCGCCCCCGCCACCGGCAACGCGATCCGTCTCACCCAGGACAAGAAGATCAGCCTGCCCGATGGCACCAAGACCGAAGGCCCGCTGGAGCTGGTGGTGGTGGACTTTGTCACCACCCACAACTTCTACGCCGGCCGCTTCGACAAGGACAACATCGTCCCGCCCGACTGCTTCGCCATCGGCGTCGACCCGAAGAACATGGTGCCGTCGCCCAACGCGCCGAACCCCCAGGCCAAGGACTGCCAGTCCTGCCCGATGAACGCCTGGGGCAGCGATGGCAAGGGCAAGGCGTGCAAGAACGGCCGCAAGCTGGCCGTGCTGCCGCCCGCGGCCGACGACACCACCGACATCTGGACGCTGGGTGTTTCGCCGACCGCGCTGAAGAACTTCGATGGCTACGTCGCGTCGGTGGCCCGCACCTTCGGCGTGCCGCCGGTGGGCGTCGTCACCACGGTCGAGCTGAGCGGCGCTGTCGACTACCCACAGCTGCAGTTCGGCAACCCGCAGCCCAACGAGAACGTGGCCGTGGCTTTCGCCCGCCAGGGCGAAGCCCGCGAGCTACTGATGATCGAGCCTGACGTGTCGAGCTGGCAGGCCCCCACGCAGCGCCCGGCCAAGAAGGTGGCGGCCCGCCGCTGATCGTTCGTGTCGGTTCGCACCTGGTACGTCCGTCAGGCGCTCGGTTCATTCCGGTCCCTGACCGACGTGCTGAGCGAGCTGACTGAAGAAGAAGTGCTGCACTGCCTGCAAGTTGAGGCGGGCAGCCTTCGCCGTCGGTCGGTGATCAACCGGCTGATTTCCCGCGCGGCCCGAATCCACGAGCTGCGCTACATCCGCCAACTCAAGGAAAAATTCCATGGCAAAGACCCCCAGCAAGATCATGAGCGCCGGTGAACTGCGCACGGCCAAGGCCGCTCTGAAGAAGGACGTGGCCAGCCACGCCGCGACTCTGAAGACCGCGGCCAAGGACGTGAAGGCCGCCGAGGCTGCGCACGCCAAGGCGGTCAAGGACGCCGGCAAGCTGCTGGCCGGCGCTCAGAAGGCGCACGATGCCGCCGTGAAGGCCGCCGACAAAGCGCTGGATGCCGCCAAGAAGACCAGCGGCAAGGTGGCTGCCGGCGCCAACAAGGCCGGCGCCAAGGCCGAAGCCGATCTGGCCGCGCTGTCTGGCACCGAAGCGGCCTGACGCATCCGTCCCGTGGGCACTACGAAGCGCCCACGGGCGCCCTCATTCCAACCTTCCCGAGCCTACATGAAACACGTCATGATCGATCTGGAGACGCTGGGCACCACCGCAGACGCGGTGATCATGTCCATCGGCGCCGTCAAGTTCGACCTCGAAAGCGACGGCATGGACGACGCTGGCTTCTATGCCTCCATCTCTATCGACAGCAACCTCGACCTCGACCGCGTCATCCAGGAAGACACGCTTGTCTGGTGGACGCAGCAGTCCGAAGCTGCGCGAGCGGTGTTCACCGAGCCCAAGCAGTCGTTGGACAACGCCCTTGCGTCGCTGACTGAGTGGCTCGGGCACAACAAGCGGTATGTCTGGAGCAACGGCGCGTCGTTCGACATCCCGATGTTGGAACACGCGTACCGCAAGCTGGGCTGGGAAGCCCCGTGGGAGTTCTGGAACTCCCGCTGTGTGCGCACCTACAAATCGCTGCCCTGGGCCGACCGCGTGCCCAAACCGGTCAACGACCACAATGCCCTGCGCGATGCCGTCAACCAGGCGCGCTACGTGCAGGCCATCCACGCACGACTCAAGGCAGCGGTATGAACAAGCCTCTGCAGTCGTTCCTGACGGAGAGGGCGCTGATGTCGGAACCGAACATGGGCCTTGCGCCTCCCAACGCCCTCGATGTCCAGGTGGCTGGCAATCACTACAAGGACATGAAGATTCAGCCGGTCGAGTTCATCCACGCGAACGGTATCCCCTACCTCGAAGGCAACGTCATCAAGTACGTGAGCCGCTGGCGGACCAAAGGCGGTCTGGCCGACCTGGAGAAGGCCAAGCACTACATCGACTTGCTGATCGAGCTGGAATCCCGTGGCCGCAAAGCCTGAGACCACGTTCTACACCAGCGTCCACAAGCATCTGCCGCCCCTCTCGCAGCTTCATCGCGAGAAGATGGCCAACCCGTACCGGGGCGGCACGTTCGACCACTGGTACGACGGCGAGCGTGACCTTTGGGTCGAGTGGAAGTTCATCTTGGTGCCCAAGCGGCCGACCACGCTCATCGACTTGGTCACGCCGCGCGGGAAAAAGCAGGAGTCACCGTTGAGCGGCCTTCAGCAGGAGTGGGGGCGCGCTCGCTACGACAACGGCCGCGACGTGTGGGTCATCGTCGGTTGCGCGGCCGGCGGCGTGGTGTTCAGTACACCCTACGGTGATCGGGGCTGGGAGTCCCCGCTTACCACAGAAGCGTTCACCAAGCGGCTGGTCAGCCGCAAGCAGATCGCGGAATCCATCACCCGGCACACCCTCCCATGAATCTTCAGCCTCTCTTCACCGCCGCGCGTGTCATCACGGCGGTGTACCGCATCACCAGCACTTCTCTACTGCTGGTGTATCTGGCTCAGCGGGTTCGCCGGGGCCAACGGGTCAGCAGGGTAGATCGGCGCCTTGGGGCGCGCGACGCCAGAGAAGGCTGAATACACTGGCGATTTTCTGGAGGTGCGATGCCAGCACGAGACGAAGACGGGTTGTTCGGTGCCCGATTACCTTGGCCACATGTGGCGCAAGGGCCAAGTGCTGCGGCTTCCTGCGCCGAAGGACGACAGGACACGGGCGCGCTGGATGTACGTGCGGAAGCCGCAGAAACCGGCGCCCAAGCCGACCGCCGCTGAAGCTGTTCAACAGGCTGAGCAGCTCACGGTGAACAAGCTGCTTTCGCGCCCCCTAACATCGAAATCACCGAAGAAGGCAACACCATCGTGATCATGCTGCCTGCCTTCACCATCACGGTAACCAAGCGCTAAACCATGGGCCGCTGGTCGGCCTGCCAGTTTCTCTTTTTTCGATCTGTCTGAGACCCAATGCAACAGTGGACCGAGCTTGACGAGCAGCGCGCCGCGACGGAAGGGTGGGGTCTTGCCGACATCATCGACAACGGCGACGTCCACGTTTACTTGCTGGTCTACCCGGCCGACAAGCGCTTCAAGAACACCTTCCAGGCCACTGCGTTCGTCATCGAGCGCTCACGCACCGGGTCTGTCTTTCACCAACGCGCGATGCGGCTGATGGCTGTCAGCCGCTTGCGGCCGACCAAGAAACGGAACTCTTGATGAGCACCGGCAAGCTGGTCCGTGAGTTCAGGCGCAAAGCCAAGCTCGCTGGCTACGTCATCGAGTCCGTGGACTCGCGCACTGGTGTCGGGCATCTGTTCGCTACGGTTGTCCACGGCCAAGTTCGCCAGCGCATCACTCTTCCCTCATCGCCGGCCAGCCCCGAACAGAGCATCAAGCATGCACTCGACGAGATTCGCCGATTCAGGACAGCACATGAAGCGGCAACGCAACAGGACTTGCATCTACACAGGCCGAGTGGGCGCCAAGATGCCCTTCCGCAAGAAGCCCATCGCCCGCACGGTGGTCAGACTCAAGTTCACGCTTCGCGGCGGCCCACTCGATGCCGCGCTGGTACGTCTTGATGCCACTGGCGGCGGTAGCACCGTCCCCCTCGCGGCCATGAAAGGCTTCCCGCCTGGCCGCTACATCAACTCCATCTGGACTCCTGACCCACCATGAAGCTCTACAAAACCACCGCCACCCTCGTGTCGACCGAAGCTGACGACAAGGTGTTCCACGAGTTCGCTTCGAGTGCTGGCGATGCCTCGAAGGCGCGCACGCGGCTGAAGAAGGCCGGGCTGATCAAGATCGACACCGGCGAGGTCGATGTGCTGACCGACCGCGCCAGCCTGATCGTGTTCCTCAACAAGTTGACCGGCCACAAGTCGGCGACGGTGGCGGCTGTGGCCGACGCACTCAAGAGCTGACGCTT